CTTATAGTCATCCCCAGTAATGGTGACATTCCCATCGGAGACAATCGCCCCGGTGCTGTCCTCAAGCTTGTAGTAGACGGTGGCTGATGACTCCATGTCATTATAAGCGCATACTATCTCAATATCATCGGCATCATACACCTTCCCGTCTTTCCACACTTTGATGCGCTCGATGGGCTTCTTGCGGGTTGTCTTTGTGCTATCCTGGGCAAATACGCCAAGGCTGAAAGACACTAAAATAATGGTAAGTAATTGCTTCATATCAATGTAAAATTAGCGTTTAAAATTGTGTTCACTTTTGGGCGTTTTGCTCTTGCACCTGCTTCGCCACTTTCGCCCGTATCCCTTCACTCACTTTCGCCGGGAGTTCACCAAGTGCATCATATATCACTTGCACTTCTTGGGTTGTTAGTTCAAGTTTGTACACTTTCTCTTGTTGTGGCATTGTGAAGGCGAAGATGCCCATGACGAAAATGAAAATGATTGCGTAGCCGATTGATTTTTTCATGTGATAAAGTTAATGTAAGTCAGTCCAAGACGTTGTATAAACTTGCAATTTTGATGTGGTCGTGTTGTAAATAACAAGTCCCGCAGCCGGAGAAGAAATTGCGTCTCGTTGTGTGGTTGTCATGCGTGGAGGAAGGAAACCGCGTGTGGTTGAAAATACGTCAAGTTGTGCGGATGCGGAAGGTGATGCCGTACCAATACCGACATTGCCTCCATTTAATATGGTCAAATAACTCCCGAAACTCGAACCGCCACGTATGTAAAAATCACCGCTTCCACCCGTTCCGAAATCATGGTATTGTGTACCACTATTTCGAATGGCTGATGTGCTAACCATTTGAATGCCTACATCTGTTCCCGGTCGTGTAAATATAGTCCCTTGAAATTGTGCCGTGCCATTTATGTATGCGTTACCATTTACTTGGAGTTTGTAGTCTCCGGCGTCGGTGGTGGTGTTTAGGAGCAGTTCCGCATTTAGATTCAATCTCGCCCTTTCGGAACCCGCCACCCTAAAGGCTAAAACGGGCGAACCCGTTCCGCTTGTTGCTTCGATATATCCTATACCGCTTTCCGCGCCTAATTGGATACGATTTGTTGCCCCGGTTGTAGTTTCAATGTACCTATATCCTATGTCTGATGTTGAACCACGAACATCAACCCGTGCCGTTGGAGATGTCGTACCTATACCAATATCCCCACTTTCGTCAATTCTCATCCGCTCCGATAATGTAGCCGTACCGTCAGCACTTGTGAAAAATTCCAACCTGCCCGGCATATCACCAGAACCCGGTGTGCCGTCCACCCGTGAGCGAATCATTGCAGCACTCCGTACAGTTGTACCGTCCGTTCCCTGAAACACTACACCGCCCAAAATATCACCGCTTGAAACGGATGTGACTGCATCGATTGCCGTTCCCCTTGTTTTCCCTAAAACAACATATGAACCATCGACATCATTTTGATTTGAAAAGTATTGCGCTCCCCCAATGCCGACAATCTCGCTACCGTATTGCCCAACCGATGAACTATACCCCGTTGACCTTAATGTTGCAGTATTCAAAAGTAAATTTGAACCGCTTTGAAATATACTGCTATTGCCAACCACCCGCGTATCTGTAAACTTCGGCACATAGTTAGTTGTACCACTCCCGCTAATCTCTAAAGCAGCCAACGAATCTAATCCCTTCTGCCTCCACGCTCTTGTTGAAAGTTGCAAGGTATCAGCTGAAATCGTTCCCGTTGTGGTGATTGTGCCACCACTTAAACCGTATCCCGTTGCGACTGATGTAACCGTACCGCTGCCCTTCGTTGCGATGATTGCGCCAAGACTATCGTCACCCTTCTGCCTCCATGCTCTCGTAGATAATACCGTTGTATCCACTAATCCCGTTGCGGATGATGTTGCAGAAAGTACACCATCTGCGTCAGCCGTTACAATGCGTGAACCCGTTCCCGTTAATGAATTAAGCCGGAACGTTCCGTCCGTTTGGAATCTGCCCCGCAATGTCGCAGATGTGTAGAAACGAATGTCACCCGTGCGAAGGTTGTTTATGTCCATTGTAGACGCACCACCCCATCCGATGTATGCACGTAGCGAATCATTTGTCTTGAAGGTATAGACCGCTGATGATGTGGCATTGTTTTCTATCGTACTGATACCCGCTGAAGTGAATGATGCGGTGGTGGTATTGAAAAGTAAATTAGTTCCCGTTTGGTAAACTTTTGAATTGATAACGGAACGTGTGGCATCGAAAATAGGGAGATAGTTGGCAGTTCCTGAACCACGGAGATATGGAGAGAGCATGGCAGTAGTGTCAGCCTTGTGCAGATATGGCAAGAGCATGGCCGCTGTGTCAGCGGAGATGATCGCAGAGCCAGCCGCTCCGGTTATGTCTGCCCACTTTGCCCCGGCACTGTCCCAGACCTGATATTTGTTTTTCTGAATGGAGAAGATTAGAAGCCCGTTACGCTTGTTTGCGCTCATGGCTGTGGTATCTGTCACCATCGGCGGCATCATGCCCCTGACGGCCCCGTATCGCGGTCCAATGCTGAAGTATGCGGCTGTGTCGGTCACCGTGCTCCGGCCACTGCTCATCCGGTTGGCAAAGGTGTAGTCCGTCACCGGGTTGACTTGCTGAGCTTGTGTAAAAATTGCACTAACTGAAAGAATAAATGCCAGTATGTATCTCATGTCTTATAGATCAGTTTTATTATCTCCCCAAAGCTAAGGTCATCATGAAACCAAACTTTCTGTTGTAGCTCATCAATGACGCACTGGTTGAATGGAACGTTGGACGATGATGGCACCGCTGTTATCTCCACCGTGCCGGTCACCGTCTCGCTGTATGTATAAGTGCTGAGTGGGTCTGTAAGGTAAGCCTCCAAACTGGTGGTCAGTGGTGTGAGCAGCGTGTAGGCCAGTGATGCGGGAGGCGTTGACAAGGTCGGCCATGTCAGCGGGTCAGTCTTCTCTTCGATGATATAGCTCACCGTTGAGATGATGACATAGTAGCCCTTCTTGAATATCTGCGTGCCGATAGATGTAAACAAGTCCAGCGTGCCGGTGATGTCAATTTGTATGCGGTCGGAGCCGATTGGAGTGCATACAACAGTAGTGCCCCAGGATGTCGCATCTATTTGAGCAATCACCCCATCTCGCACATCCTCCGTAGTGTCACCGGTCTGAACAAGATACGAGGCAATCGTGCTGCCATTGTAGACCTCGTACACATAGCCCGGAATAGGCGTGTCACCGACTCTCATGATAATCTGCCGGTCACCACCACTCACAAAGCTTGACAATACTCTCAGCTCGTTGCCGGTGGTAGGAGTGGCTGCCTGCACCCCATAGTATTCATAGGTGATTAGGTCGGTCTCCTCGCTGCCTGGAAAGTAGTCGATGTGCTTCACACCGATGCCGTTCCTATCGACTACAATGACATCCTGGGCATCAATGCCGGAGACATTGATATAAGGACGCGTCACCCCATTGATGTATGTCGATGCGCCTATCATCAGATGAGGAAGATTACCAATATCCACTCCCCGGCAGAGAGTGCCATGCCAAAGGTCAGTTCACCGGTGGCGGCAGTGTAAAGCACCTGGCTGCTTGTAGGCGTGCCGGTGGTGATGAACTCCACCCCGATGCCGTTGCGCCTAACATCAAGTAAACCGATGCCTATCAGAGAGCTGTCATCTATTGTAGTCTCGCCTCCGGTCGCTGTGTAGTCCCAATAATCTACGTCCGTCAATGGCTGAGTGATTGGTGTCTGGTTAAATTCAGGGTCTCCTGACATGGTCAGCGAGAAGCTGTAAGTGGCAAACTGGCCGACCGCGCCGGAGATGCTGACTTCATCAATCAGACAAGGCACATCATAAGTCTCAAAGCTGCCCTGCGGATCAGTGATGGTGTAGCGTGTGAGTATTATCTGATGCTGGAGCTGATAGGTGAGCAGATCAAAGATGTCATACTTGCCTGCTCCAGGTGTCACCTTCACCACCCCGCTGGCCGTGATGGTGCCGGATGTGCGGCCATAGATGTATGACCTCCACTTGCCGGTCGTATATGGTGCAAGCTCAAGCTTGTCAGTAGTCTGAGAGATGGTGACATCTTTGGCGCATGCGAAAGGGTAATAGTTCGCGCCCAGCTTCGCATAAAAGACCACATTTTCACCCTTTACCGGATCGGCCATGATTTATATTTATTCGTAGTAATAATCAAAAGAGTGAACATCATTTTCAGTAGGCTCATTGCTGTCAACGGTGACATCAAATACTTCCATGAGTGTCGCTGACCATGTGCAGGCCATAAAGTCTATCTGCTTCAAATTTACGATAGCAAATATTTTCGCCGGTGCATCATCAACGAATCTGATGGTATTAATCAATCCGATGGGATAGTATGTGCTGCTGCTGTCTTGCCACTTCAGGCCGTAAAGGTTCACATCAAGCTTTGTCTTGTAGCTTCTGTTCATGAACCACTTGGCAAGCGCATGCTGACGCTTGAAGGTCAGCCGCTCAGCTGTAGCAACATCTCCGTTGAAGTTTGTACGCCTGAACCATTGGTCGCCGGTCTTTGTCACACCATCAGTTTCAAAGATTGTGCCCTGGACAATCGCGCTGTCGGTGTCATCAAGGTAAATCTGCTCCTCGCTGGCCTTCTTTACAGTCCTGGCGATTGTGTACCGGTCGTAATCACCGACAATGGCCGGGTCATACCCTCCGTCTCTTTGCGGCCTTATATTTATCTCAATGTTCTTGTAATGATGCCCAGGTGAGCCGATGGACGGGACATAAAGAAGCACCCTGAACTTGCCGGCATAAGGTGCGCCTTCTGACCTAAAAGTGTAAGACTGCCATTCATTTGCAAGAGCTGCCGGGTCAAGCTGAGTGGACAAATAAGGAACGTTTGCACTGTCCCATGTGGTTGTCGCTTGTATCCATTGCCCTTCGTTGTTAAGGCCATACCGATATTGCAAAGACCGCTCACGCTTAAACAGCACTTGCATGAATTGTATGTCACCCCCAAAATTGCCCTCTACCTTAAATTCAACCGTGATGTCAATCTTGTCACCAGCCTGCAGCTCAACATCACATGACTGCACCCATGAATTGACCCCTACCTCGCGGTCGATGTCAAGGTAGTTGTCATAAATCTCATTTGCAGTGTCAAAGATGTACACACGCTGCCACAATGTAGTCGAAGCTGTTGGAGTCTCCTTGCTTGTTTTGTATCTATTCCAGTCTACTACTGAGTAAGTTTTTTGTGTCGATGTCTCGCCGGTCAATGCGCCATCCTGAAATGATTGATTGCACAGTATCTCAGGAGGCAGTTCAAACTTAAAGATTGTCGTTGTGGTCTTGCTGGGCTTGATGACAGTCTTGAGCATCTCCGGCGTGATGGGCTTCACATCTTCCTGGACTCCCACGTTGATGTCATACCGCTTGTTGACTGCCTGACGATTTCCAACCGTTGGCCGGTTGGTATTGAAGCCGACAAGATTCCCGGTAGTGAACATCTCCGGTATCCTTACAAGCATCCACAAGCTATTCCATTTGAAGACCGTCTGACACCATGCCCGGTTGACCTTCTCAATGACAGTATAACTGTCTTCAAATTCATTCGGTGCTTTCTCAAATGTGCGCACGTTAACCGTACTCTGGTCAAGCCCGGTCTGATTAGCTGCCGATGACATTGATGTGTGCAGCAAATTTGAGTAAATCCGTGAGTAAAAGAAAGTACCCACCACATCAGACATGGCATTTTGTATCAGTGCAAAAAAGTCATAAGGCCCTGAAAGATTTGTCCCGGTGCCGTCATTAAGTGCTACCTCTTTCAGCCTGCCAAAGCCCTCATCTGCCCGGAGTGTTAAGATGTGATTCGTTGATATCCATGTCTCCTCAATATCCTCCTGAGATAGATAGCCCTCCCAGTAATTCGTAAAGCTGCCAAAGTCAAAGGCCACGATGACATCGGTATCGTTTTCAGTTAAGAAGTCTTCAAGCTCAAGCCCTCCGGCTGATGCAAGCACCTCAATGGTGGCCTGCTGCGCTCTTATGGGCTTAAATAGGTCATCATCGGTGTTGAACTCCCCAAGGACAAACGGCTGCGCACCTCCGTAAATATAAATCGGAGAGCCAGCGTAGTCCTCGTATATAAATCTGACCCGACATAGGTCTTCTTGCGCGTTCTTAAATTCAAGTATAAACTTTTCGGCTGCCATATTAACCTACCCTCCCTATTCGTGCGTTTGATGAATTTAGCACACCCACAAGGTCGGTGCCGCGTTGTGTGAACACCACTTGCCCGGCAAGCTGCAAGCCACCGCTCAGAGCACTGGTGCCGCTGAACCTTGGAGCCGCTGCCCCGCCGATGCCTCCGATCAGATTGCCGCCAAGCAGTGACTGAAGGATTCCCCCACCGCCGATGGCCCCGGCAGTGCCAAGACCCGGAATAAATGACAGAGCAGCTTTAAACAGTAAAGCCTTTGCTGCATTCGCTGCCAGCTGTGCCAGTAATCCCTTCAGGCTATTCTTAATTGCGTCAATGGCGGATGTGCCGTTAGCAAGTGCCCCAAAGGCCGCGTCAATGGCCGGTGCTAGGGTGTCGCTGAAGATGCCCGCATAAAGTTGCAGTGTGTTCGTGTCAAGTGCCTTTCGCTGCTCCTCTGCAAAGGCATTGAAGCTGTCAAGCGTTGACTGTGGTACAATGGCCGATATCTTTGCCGGTATCGTTATTTCAGGCAGGTCCGGCGGCACAAAGTCCACCGTCTGAAGTCTTGCCTTGAATTTTTCTTGCCGTGCTACCAGGTCGTTATACTCTCGCAGCTTTGTATTGACTACCCCTTGAGCCGCCGCTTGTTTTGTTGCCGCATCTGCTGCCTTCTTGTCTTGCTCTGCTTTGAGGTTTGCCGCCTCTGCTGCCGCTTGCTGTGGCGCCAGTAGTTTGTTGTAAGCCTCAACGCTGCTATTGATGCCACTATTCAGCTCCTTTATCCGTTCCTTTAGTGCATTGACCGCTGTCTCTTGCTCTTTGAACGCATTGCCGGCAGTGACAGCCGCATTGCCAAGCGTGAACTGCTCCTGCGCTTGTGCAAGACCTGGTAGAGCCTTTGAAGTGCCTCTGATGGCGGCAGATGTTGCCTCGTATGCGGGACGCAATTTGTCAAGTACACGCTGCTGTCTATCAAGCTCCACAGTGGTCGCCCCTATCTCTGACTCAAATGCCTTTGTGATGGCGGACTGAATGGTGGCCTGAGTGTAAGCTTCGACGGATGTGGTGAGCTTGTCAAGCTTGCCCTTCTCCATGTCGATATCTCCGAAGTACGTCTTATTGATGCTTTGCAGCTCTTTTAAGGCCGTGTTGCGCTCGCTGTATGTCTTGGTCTGGTCTTGTACAATTTTGGCCAAGGCTTGCACCTTTGCGGCCTCTCCGGCGGTGCTGCCGGCTGCTGCTCCTTGTATGTCGGCGGCGGTCTTTAACTGCTGGTTGAATTTCTCATAGCTCTTGGCCGCATCCGCTGTCTGCTTTACCAGTGCATCCTGACGGCCAAAAATGGCATTAATGGCATTGCCCAGGCTGCCATACTTCTGCACCGCCACCGTGATGGCAGAGCTTACCAATGAGAAGCCAAGGAGCAGACCACCAGGGCCGATGAGTGAGGCACCTAATGCCTTCAGCGTGCCACCAATGCCACCGGATGTTTTGCCAAGTGATTGCAATGACTGCACCAATGGCTCTATATTGTTGGCGATGGCAATGAAGCCGAAAGGAGCATCTGAAGCGACCCTTCCAAGGTTGGAGAGTGCAAGTGTAGCCTGACCGGATGAAGAAGGTAAGCCTTTGAGCTTGTTGCCAGTCTCATTCACCGTACTGCCCAGTCCCTTCAGCCCATCCTCAGCGGCCTTGAAGGTGTTAGGTGGGACTGCGATATTAGGAAGGTACTGCGAGAACTTTTGTAAATCCTTGGCACTACTTTGAACCTCTTTGTCGAAGTTGTCAATGGCACTAACGGCTTTTTGCAGACCAGTTTCAAGGCCTTTAGTATCTGCACCTATATTTATTTGAAGCTGGTCGCTCATTCGCTATCCTTTGACCGCAATTTACGAAACATCTCGGCGATATCTTGTTCGGATGGCCCCGTTGGCTCATCTCCCGGCAGCTTCCACAAGTCCTCAGGTGTCGCCGGCGCTTTGTTGGGGTCTCCCCACATGCGAGCCATCATATACATGAGCAGCCTTGTATTCTTGTAATCATGCACCATCCGGTCTTCGTAGCCCCGGACGATAAGCATGACCTCACGGAAAGTTAGTGAAGGATAATCTGTGCGCCCTATCTCACCAACGACATGCTGCTCTAACTTGTCCCACCCTTCCTCTTTGGTAAGGTCGAACTTTTTTTTTGCTCTTTCTCATCTATCGTTATCACAGCAACGCTCAGAAGCTTGGAGGAGTAGAGGCATTTGACAATGTCGGTGAAAATTTCAGGCTTGCTTATATTATCATCGACAAACTCCACCACATCTTCGAAGGTAAAGTCAGGGTCTTCTTGCTTGATGTAGCAGTTATTGAACAGCCCCCAGTACACTATGACTGGGATCAGTGCAAGGTCAAGCGTCTCGCCAAGTGCTTTGCCGTTCTTCTCGCTGTATAGTGTGATTTGCCGAATGGCAATAGTGCCGAACTTTAGCCCGCGCTTACGGCCCAAAATATCGGCTTGCATGTATCCGTTTGTCATTGTGTGTGGAATTAAGAA